AATATCTCATACCCTAACGAGTCAGATACTATTCTATCTATAGTAAGTGATTGTTTTATTTCGTACTGTTCAGGAAGAGGTTCATATAGCTTTACTACTACAGAGCTATAATCTCTATAAGGTTGTATATCTATATTTATTCCTATAAGTAGATCGTTATTACCAGGATTTACTCTAAAGTCGTTTAAATAAGAGGTTGATGCAAGATCTTCTTTTATCGTATTAGTAGTCTCAACTACTTTTGAATCGGGTATTTGATTAGTAAGTAATCTTAATTCTGTTCTGTCTTCTGATATCTCTTCTATAAAGAACTGAACAGGTACTTTATTCTCTGTGTAAAGGTCATCAATAAAGTTATAAACTACCTTTACATCACCGGAAGAAAAACCATATCTTTTTATATCCTCAACAGGATCTATAGTCATTTCAAGAATCTTACCGTCAGGGTCTTGTTGACTTGATCCTAAGTAGCTTTGACGATTATAACCAAAATCTGATGTTAAAAGTACTCCATCAAGACTATATACGTGGTATTCGATCTTATTTTCAAAAGCTTTAAATTCAGAGTTGATAGTAAAAGAATCTACTATATCTATATCTTTAACAGAGAACGTTTCTAGTCCTTCAGGGTCAATAAAATTAACTGTATAATTAGTCTGTGGCATCGTTGGTCAAATTCTCTGTTTGTAACTCTATTATATCGTTATTTAGATCTAATATTCTTTCTCTCAAAGTAGTTATCTCATCTAATAATGGCTGTATTTCTGTTGTGTCTTGCTCTAAGTTTACTAATTTACCGCTTTCAACAACTAGAAATTCATGTGAATTAACTTCTCCTTCAACCGGTATATCGTAGTAAAGTTTTTCATATAAGTTAAAAAATTCAGGTAAAGTTATTTCATCTGATTCATCAGGGGTTGTGACAAACGTTTTAAATGTAGTATCAACTGCTTTATCAAATTGATCTTTATTTAAGACTGTTTTTTGTATCCTTATATCGTACTTCTTAGCCATTTCTAACTACCTTAAATATATTATCATCATCAAATATTGATGTAGTACCATCTAGTGTACTTTTAATTAATATTTTATAATACCTTTCTGGTTGTAATCCGCTCATAAATACGTCAAAATAAGGACCTGTAGAGTCACAGCTTACCTTAGTAAAGGCGGTATCAAAAGGTATTTCCATTTCTTCTGTATATGCATCTTGTAGTCCGTAAAATGAACCAGAAGGTAGTGCATAATTAGTTTTGTATATAGACCCAGTAGTATATATTCTAGGAGGTGCTATCGGTCTAGCTAATAATCTAAATCTAGTTTTACCTATATCGGCATATTCTCCTCTATTATTAGATACCTGGCATATAGCTTCGGATGAGGATAGTAGTGTTAAACTCCCTGTATCGTATGCGCTATCGTCCCATTTAAGTGTTAGTGATGGAGGGTATATAGTATTGGTGTTACTGCTATAGTATTTATTAAGTAGTGAGGATGATAAATTAAATTCTAAACTATCTTGAAGTTTAACTATATAACCATAGTTGTTTAAAGTACCTGAGTAATGTAATTTTGCAGCTGTAGTAACATCTACACTTAAATCAAGCTGATCGTTTAGGCTAAAGCTTTGAGTAGCTTCTAAATTAGTTCCGCTTGAAGCTGAAAACCAGCTACCTCCTCCAGGGTAAGTAGCGTTATATGAGCCAGTCACGTCGGTAGGAAAGCTAGATAATGTCCATGCGTCAGTTTCTTCTGCTTTTCTATATCTCCAAGAACAACCAGACTTATCAGCACTTTGAGAAGTTAAAGAAGATCCTAGTTCATCTCCAAATTTACCTAATCCTCCTTCCCATTGCTGAGCTAAGGGGTAGACGTATACAGACTGTGTTGCGGGGTTTTCGTATCCATAAGCTAGCGATAAATCTAAACTAGCACTCCAAGACCCAGTTGCTATAGTTCTATTAACAGTATTAACTATTTCAGATGTTTTAAACTGTATTAATGCTCTTGAGGATTGTCCAATGTTTTGTATATTATAACCACCTATTTCTAATATCTCATCGTATCCAGCATTACCGGTTACTACTTGAGTATAGATAAAAGTATCTTGTTCGGGAAATATTTTATATACTGCCATTTTATCTTGTTATTACTCTTCCTTTTATATCTGCATTAGGAAACTTTACTTCAAATATACATGGATCATATGAAGGATAAACTATACTATTTCTAGTTGCACCTTCGATATCGTACCCATATTGTGAATAGTTACCGCCATTTAGATTTATAATTTCTATATTTTGTACTGTCTGTACTCCTTTTACTTTATCTAATATAAGATATAATTCTGATATATTAATAGTTTGGTTAATATTTCTTTTATCGATATTAAAATAATCCTGTAGTGCTAAGTTACAGTTTAAAAGAACATCTCGACCTGCAAAATTAGGTCTTACTATAATATCGTAATTTATTCCTATATTAACAACAAAAGCATCCTTAAAGTTTAAACTATCTGATATCATCATATATTCAGCTAGATAGGTTTTAAGATTAGATTTTAAGGTTGATGTTGCTGTGGTAAGTTTTTTATCGTTATCGTAGGCTAATACATAAAGTGAAAGTGCTAATGGATTATTATCAACTATAGCGTCTGTTGTATTAGTATTTGTTAGTTCGTCTTGAGTAGCATATACCTTAGCCATGCTTCCAAATTTAGAAGGAAGCGATAAAGCTCTAACGGTATAGTCTTGTAGTGTTACAGCTCTACTTTGTTCGTTAAACGATCTAAGAGAGTTTTCTCTTAATTCCTCTACTGAATCTCCGTCTCTTCCACCTGCTGCTGGTTTTTCGTTTGTAAAGGATAAAGAGGCTAATGTTCCTCGAGTAGGAACTATAGAGCTCTTATTAGTAATAGTTCCTGCTGGTACGTTAGAGCTTGCTCCTCCTCCTACTAGGTACTTTACTGTAACTCCTTCATTTAAAGCGACGCCGTAAGCTTTACTGTATGTAAAGTTAGAGGGGTCATAAGCGTAGTCTATTCTATTTATACCCTGATTAGTACCACTACCGACGTTGGTAGGGTCTGGTAAAATAACAGAATCATCGCTATCTGATGTTCCAGCTCCGAATTGAAGGTCTAGATTACCATTAGATCTAAATCTAGCTACAAATCTTTTAGGTACTTTTTTAAGTGATAGAACATAAGGAACGTTATTTGAGTCTGAGCTGCTGTTTGATACATCATCAAAGATGGTATCTTGTCCTAAGAAAGGAACCTCAAAATAACTATCACCAGTACTACTACCTGTTGCTTCTAATACCTGAACTATATTATCATCAGATATGGTTAGTGTTTTAAATTTCTCTGCATTACTTACAGAAAACGTTTTACTTTTTACTTTACCGGAAAACGCTTTAACTGTTTTAGTTAATTTAAAGGTTGCAGGGTTATTGGTTCCGTCTAAAGTAGCTATTTCAACTATAGTAGGGTTATAAGAGCTGCTAAATTGAAAATCTACCGGGTCTGGTATAATAAAATTAGTAGCTGATGCATCTGATGCTTTAACTACTGAATTAGCTGGTAGTGCTGCTGCTGCAGTCCAGGTAGGTAAGTAGGAACCGTTAGCGTTTACTGTTTGAGTTATAGTTATATCTACTTCAGATACTCCAGTTACTTTTGGAGTATACCCCATCATATATGCTAAATTAAAAAGATTTTTAGGATCTTTTGCATAAGTTAAAAAAGTTTCTTGTAGCTGTGTATCTTGGTAGAATGATAATACATCTCCAACGTACGATGCCATTTCAATAAACATCATACCGGGAGAGGTAGCATCAAAGTCATTATAAGTATCAGGAAAGTAGCTTTTAGCATACTCTACAAGTTGAGACCTAAAGTCATCAAAATTCTTATTAATATATTTTACTATTCTTTCTTGTGCCATTACTTGTTAAAATTTATTACTACTTCATCAGATATGTTAGAATCAGCTATTGCGTATCTCATACTAAAAACTATAGTATTTCTGTCAGTTTCTGGTATTAACTCTAAACTTGTAACCTCTACTCTAGGAAAGAATTTTTCTAAATCATCCAAGATATTTATTCTTATTTCATCTAAAGCTGATTCATCTATATTGTCAAATAAAAGGTTTCTTAAACCTGCTCCAAAAGAAGGGTTAAAGTAACGTTCACCTTTAGCTGTTAAAAAATAATTAATTAAATTAGCTTTTATAGCATCTTTAGTTTCAAAGGTTGTATTAAATACAGCCCTACCGGAAAATGGTAAAGATACTCCTACTCCTTTACTAGGAGTTAAGTCTAATGGATTAATTTTTTTTATCTCAAACGCCATAATTATATCATTCCGCCTTTTTGTTTATCTTTCTTTATAGACATATCATATACTGCTTTTGCATTTTTTACAAAATTTAATTTGCTTATATCTATACCAGTTGTTGGGCCTGAGTTTTCAGTCATTCCCATATTAGCTGCCATACCGCTTGCGAAGTTAGGCTTTCTAACCATAGAAGAGTCTGAAGATACTACGTTGTTGTAGTCTTCGCCTGTCATTGATTTTTTAGTTTGCTGGAGCATTTCTTCTAAAGGAATAGTTCCAGGGTTAAGAGGGCCAGTAGACCAGGTTCTCTTTATGTCTTTTTGAGTAATTGGTCTGTAGGAATTACCTACACCAGTCTTATTCGGAGTACTAGCAAATTTTACTGCTTCGTTAAGCATATCTTGTAACTCTTCTTTAACTGCTTTCTTTACTTCTTCTCTTATAAGTTTTCTAAGTTCATTAGTCTTCATATTAATAAATAGTTAAGTTATGGAAGTTGGTTGTCAATTCTTAATTTTAATTCGTCGATTAGTACTTGAGGGTCGCTAGCAAAAGAAGATTCACCTCTTAAAACTACTATTCCCCTAAAGTCTTTAGCTACTGCGAGCCTTTTGGGAGCTATAGCTGGAGCGTTTACATCTTGTATTACCTCTATATTATAAACTCTACCGTTTCGACCTTTATATGAGGTAGGTTCTAAATTACTCTTCCTTGGTACATTTAGACCTTCAAGTATCTTATCTCTATCATCCTGAGAAAGATCAGGATTCTCAGCACATCTTTGCAATAATTTATCTATTATATCTAACCTCTGTTTAATTGGGTCAAAAATAGTGCCGCTATCTGCTATCAAAGCTTTTATTGCTTTTTGATCGTCTTCTAGTACTTCGACCAGCTTTCTAGTCCATACTAATAGACTTGATAGAGTTTGTATCTTTCCTGTTTTTACTGCTATTATTAAACCTCCAGCAGGGCCTGGTGGTGTACCAATTGCTGATGGTACTGGTAAATGTGATAGTATCTGTACTGCAGCCTTACCTCCTTTTATAGGTATATCTAGTTTNTTAGGTATTTGTGCAAACTTATCTATTCTGCTATCTACTTTAGTTATTATTTTTTTAATATTATTTACCGTCCTACTTAACTGGTTTANTATAGCAGGTGGAGGGCATTTGTCTCTTAGTTCGTCTATTATTTCATTTATCTTTTTAGTAGCATATACTATAGCATAAGCTTCTAGTCTTCCTAGAGCCATGGCTACTATACCTGATAAGTTGCTTTTAAATTCTTTTAATAGTCCGTGTGGCATTATTCAGTAAATGTTTTTTTAGATTTAAGATCAGATTTACCACTTGGATTAATCCTTCTTTTTAACTGTCTTACTATTCCTCTCAATTTAGGTGCTTCCTTCATTAAAGAGGTGACTGGTTTTCCTCCTGCCTGTGCTTTAGCCATTGCTTTGCTTAAACTGGTTAATGAGTTAAATAAATCATCTAATAAGTATTCTAAACTATCACCTAGTATTACAGGTTGTGATTCATATAATCTTGCTTTTTCTCCTAGGTATATTTTTTTAGCATCAAATGCTACATACTTATCACCATCAAGGCTAATGTCTTTAGCTGTTACTCCAAATGATTCTTTTGCAGAAAATAATATATCTTCATCTTTACTATTAAAATAAAGTCTACCGCTATTAAGTATTACCTGTTTACCTTTATATTTACTTGCATCTGTAGGTTCTGTATTGGCTGCTTTATACTTAGATCTAGACTGCTTTAACGGTACAGTATGATCTGAGGTTATAAAGATGGTTGAGTCGTCTTTGTTTATGTCTTCCTCGGTAAAGTCGTTTCCGTCCTTCTTAAGTACTTGGCCGTTAGATATAATAATAAAAGGTTTTCCTTTATTACTATCATCAGTATATATATTCTTTGGATGTTTTTCTCCTCCGAACCTTACAGTCTGTCCCGATCTACCTTCTAATACTACATCTCCATAAAAAGGCTGTAAAGGTGATACTCTTTGCTCGTCAACGCTATATCCTAGCTCTAAGTCGTCGCCGGCAGGAAAAGCATTGTGGTTAGGGTTATTCCAAATAGAAACTANTCTAGTATAGTATGCTGATTTATCTCTATCTGTTAATATACTACTAGGTGCTGATGTAATTAATACTATCTCGTCATTTAGAGGGTACCTTCTTACTGAGCTGTCTAGAGGTTTGGCAAAAGGTAGGTCTCTCAAATCCTTTTTTTCATAATCTACTCCAATAGGTATATAGAATATACACCCTATAGAGTTTTGCTTACCGTAGTCAGAATACATCTCATCTGATTCATCTAGAACTACGTGAGCAACTCTAGCTGCAAATGTACCCTGTAATGATGATTCTTCTGGTAGTAAGTAATTTGGAGAAAACATATTTATTCTTCGTTACCTTCTTCTGTGGTTCCTACATCTTTAATCTCTTCTTGTGCTTCTTGAGACTCTTCTAACAAATCTTGTAGTTCGGAGAGGTCGAATTCCCCTGTCTCTCCTTTAGAAGCTGCTATTTCTAACCTTTGTATTACAGTAGCTAATTTGATAAGGTGTTCATCGTTTTTTACACCTATCTCCATGTACTCTTTAATCATCGGTACTAGTAAAGTAGCGTCGCCTATATTCTCAATTAAAGGTTTTAACTCAGCTATAAGCCCTTTTACTTGTGATTTAGTCTCTTTTGAGTTATCGTATATTTCACCGAAGAGGTCAGATAGGGTTTTGCCCTTAAATATTTCTTTATCTAAACTCATAATGTTTTATATATAAATAGACTTATTGAGACTTATTAGTTAATAATCCTAAATCATAGCTTTTTTGGTACTTTTCTTTAAACTTACCTTTTAGTACGTTTATTACCTTAGTTAGGTTAGGTGTATCGCAATCTGTCATCTCTCTAATGTATATATAAAGAGCTTTTTTCTTAAAAATATCTAAATCGTGTCTAGTTTTAAAAATAGTTAAAACAGCATCTGCTATTTTTTTATCTTGATCTTTAATAAATAAGTCGTCTATTATAAGATAAGTTTCATCAACCCATATATCTATAAAGTCGCTTAAAGATTTGGCATAATTGTGATCTACAGCATACGCTTGTTTATAGGAGTCCTCCATATCGGCGAACTGACCTATCTGTTTTAGTTTTTTATAGTTTTTGTTATTGTAGTTTATCAGCCATCTTTTAACTATAGTCCCAAAGTAAGAGTAAGCTTTTGCTCCATTAGTTGAGTCAAACTTCATTATCTTTTCTTCGTATAGTACTGAAACTATTTCATGTTTTAAGTCTTCTATTTTATCTACATCTGTGTAGTAGAACTTAAATGTATGAATTATGTTTTCTGCTAGTTTATAAAATGGGTAATAAATGTGTTCGGTAAAGATCTTACTTCTGTAGTCTTGATCTTCCGATTCATTAAACCTTACAATGTACTCTTCTGTCTCTTTTGTAAAGTAATTAGCTTTCGCTCTCTTCCTTGCCATAGTTATCTGGGAGCATGTACCTATCCAACTCGTCTTGTACTGCTTTCATTTGGTTAAAAAATTCACCAACTTCATCATCTGATTGAAAGACCCCCTTTTCGTCGAGATTCTGTAAGTGTTTGTTAGACTCCCCTATGATATTAGATATATTCTGAAGATATTGTGTTTGATCTACTGTGACATCTTCATATTGTTCCACTTTTACCATAAGGTTTCTAATAATATACACTAAAGTTCCCGAAATGGCAACTAAAATACCGATTATTATGTATAAAGTTACGTTCATTATAGTTTATTTAACATGTTTTTTAGTCCTTGAGAAGAATTTACCCTTTTTCCCGTAGAGGACTTAATTTTTTTTGTTTTCGGTGAGGTAACACCACCATCTGAAAGCCATTTATCATATTCTACCTTAGAGGCTAAGAAATCAGCCGTATGAAGTACAAAGACTATGTTAGTTTTCATTCTGGATGACGGTACGTTACTAAAGAAATANGCTTCATTAGCTTTATCGAACACACCATCGTGTAGTCTGATACCTAAGAACTCGTTTTTAGATACTTTAATACCAAATTTTTGTAATATGAACAGTGACCTATCTGGGATTAGCATAAATCCAAGGTCTGGATTATAAGTATACATCTCATGTAGCTTATCCTGTCTCCACTTATCGGTCTGAGGTATATAGTTTTCTTTCTCTCCGTCACCTATCTTACCAAGATCATGAAATAAAGCAGAAAATACTAATTCTTCTTCTGTGAAGTCTATAGTACCACCCATCTCTTTGAAAAGTCTCATCTGTTTAATACTAAACTCAACTACTCTATTAACGTGGTCGATATAACCTCCGGCAAAAGCATTATGATGCCATGATTTACCGCTAGCAGGTGACATAATATAGGCTTCGCCTAAGTGTTCTATAAGATTTTTACATGATTCTTTACGATCACCTAAATAAGTATCTATAATTTTAAGATGTTTATCGTAATTCGAATGGATTTTCTCCGCTTTTAATGTCATATTAGATTAATTATTTGTTATATTATTATATTACTCTTATATTATTCATATAATTAAGTATTTATTTATATTTAATTCTTAATATATAATTAAGATAATGATTTTTTTTCAGAAGATCAACTATTCCACAATAAATTTTTCAAAATAATGGTCTTTTATTACGGAATTACCAACTCCCTCCCAATATACCTCCATATAAAGTGTAATAGTATCGTTTTGAGCCATTGGAGGAATAGGTCCAACTATCCTTTTTGACCTTAAACGATTGTGATCATCGGAAAAATAAATACTAGTACCCTGAACTATGTTAACTATTATACCTGCAAACTGATTTAGAATGATATTATAAGAAGAATTTGGTAGTAAATTACCGGTATAGTCATAAGGTCCCTGAAAGGGATTGTAGTTATTTACGGTTACCATCAAAGAATCTCCAATAGTCCAATGTGTATCGCTATCAAATCTAGCTTCCACCGGTTGAACTCCGTTATATTCATATTGAGGTAAGACCTTATCTGCAAAGACATCCACTTGAAACCAAGGTAAATACTCTCCGGTGAAGTCTAAATCGATATGATGATAGCCATTTTCATCTAAATACCCCGGTAATACCATCTCTGCATCACAATCTCCATCAATACAAGGGGAGGAAGGGAGGTCATCGACAGTACAGCTAAAGAACAGCACCGCGCTCGCCGCGCAAAACGCGCAAAGTTGCCACGAAATTTTATATAGTAGTTTAATCATATTTTATATTATCATTTAATTCACTTTCTAACACTCCTCTAATATAGAACGCCTCCTCAGTATGTTTTTGATTAGCTATCTCCGATACCATTACTGTTAGAGGGTAGCCTTTTCTTATATTAACGATAAATGAATATTTACCGGTAACGGATAGATTCCAGTCTGATGTGTCCATAGAGTATCTATCTACGGTAATGTCTCTGAATCTATGGGATATTAAATCGTAGATCTGAGATTGTATGTGCTGAGGTA